ACTGCTAAAGAGGTACTTGCTAATTTAAGAAAAGTACTCGCTGTTGACTCGACACTTATGAGTGAATCAGTTAAAGAAGCTGTTGTTGATGGTAAATCACAAATTAATGATTTATCTCAAAAAGTTCAAAAGCTTGAAAAGGAAAATAAACTTCTTAAAGAGGCTTATACAACAACAAAGGCAGATTTATTGTTAGAATCTAAAACTGCACACCTTACCGGTAAGAAAAAGGAATACATGATCCGGATCCTTAGTGATAAGTCGCCGAAGTTTATCGAAGAAAATTTTGATTATACACAGCGCCTTTTTGATAAAAAGGAAAAAGAGAGACTTAGTGTTATTAAAGAGGAAGCCTTTAAGAAACATCGTAAGGTTAGAACCGACGCACCGCGACCAAAAATTTCAGAAAAGAAAAAAGAAGTTAGTAACCCGTACTTAGAGGAATTACAACGTCGACACAAATAATTTCAACCCTGAACAACGAGGTGCTTGTCACCTGAGTATCTTGGGACTAGATCCCATGAGGTAAAAATGAAAGGAAACGTCTAATGAATAAACCACAATCATTTATCGATAGAGATAGAGCAGACTTACTTCTTGAGAAGTGGGCTCCTGTTCTTGACTACTCTTCTGATAGCGTTAAGCCTATTGATGACGACCACACTCGCTTGAATACTGCTATGCTTCTTGAGAACCAAGAAAAATGGTGTATTGAGGAGTCGAGTGTTGCTGGTGGAGGTGCAACCCAAGGGGGTGCCTCTTTCGGTAATGGATCTACCATAGGTGGTATATATGACCCCGGAGCTGGAACAATCAACTCTGGAGATACTTATGCCACTGGTGATGCCCGTCTTCCCAAAGTGCTTATTCCGATGATTCGGCGTACGTTCCCTGAGCTTATCACCAATGAAATCGTTGGTGTACAACCTATGTCCGGTCCTGTTGGATTGGCATTTGCCCTTCGCTATGCGTATCAGTCAGAAATGTTAGGTAAAGGTACCGATGGTACTGATGCCGGTTCTACGTCCACAGGACCTGGAACCAAACCATATGTTGGTGCTAATTACGATAGTACACTCGAAGGAGTGGCAGATCTACCCGGTTCTGAACTTGGATATCAACTTCTTGATACCAGGTTTACTGGTGCGTCTTCGTCAAAGTTGTCCGGTGGACCTTCCAATCTTTGGAATTTCGCAGGACAAGATCAAGGTGTTGCTCAGATTCTTTCCGCTTTCGAGATTACTGGTAACATTCCTCAGGTCGAGGTTAAGTTCGAGAAAACAGCAGTTGAGGCCGGCACACGCCGTCTTGGCGCACGCTGGTCTGTCGAGCTTGAGCAAGATCTTAAGAACATGAACGGTATTGATATTGACGCCGAAATCACAAACGCTATGTCGTATGAGATTCAGGCTGAGATCGATCGTGAAATGCTCATGAGAATGATCCAGGCAGCTCTTGGAACCGGAGGGTCCGCTGGCTATTCCACATGGTCACCTGCTTCTGCAGATGGTCGTTGGATGGTTGAGCGTAATAGGGACTTCTATCAGCGTCTTATCATTGAAGCTAACCGTATTGCCGTACGTAACAGACGTGGAGCAGCTAACTTTGTTGTTGGTACTCCCCGTGTTTGCGCCATCCTTGAGATGCTCCCTGAATTCCAGTGGGTACCTGTACAAGGTGACGTAAATACACAACCTGTTGGTATTGCAAAGGTTGGTTCACTTGGTGGAAGATTCAACGTTTACCGTGATACCAGAACGGAAGTTCAAGGTAGTCCTAACTATAGCTCTGCAAGTTCTGAGCAATATACTAGAGGAAGCGGAGGTACACTCACCTCTACTGGAATCGAGTATGCTCTTCTTGGCTATAAGGGACCCGAGTTCTACGATACTGGTATCATTTATTGTCCTTACATTCCTGTCATGGTACAGAGAACCATTGGTCCGAACGACTTTGCGCCACGCGTTGGCTTGCTTACTCGTTATGGTGTTGTTGACAACATCTTCGGAGCAGAGCTCTACTACCATGTCATTATTGTTCAGGGACTCGGTACTGCGTTCACTCCAGCTTCTCAGTCAGTGTACTTCTAATCATAGAACGTCGCTGATTAAGCAGCAGTCGAGAGACAACTTGAAAAACGGTGGGACGAAAGTCCCGCCGTTTTTTTTGTATAAGTTTACGTAAATAGGTGCTAATTGCTATAAATATTATTATTATGCCATTTGAAACTTCCAGAGCAGAATTGCCGTTCCAAAATTTTGAACATATTATTTATATAAATACCGATTTTTATCAGGATCCTCCTTTACCAGAAAAAAGTGGTCGTAGTAACTTTAGTGGCGGTCAAAATGGTTCACTTTCAGCTGACATTATTGGACACGATGACCTTTTAGGATCACCGGTTGCATATACTATTGGTGCTATGCATCCAGCTGATAGAAAATTTGGTTCATATGTTGGGCCAGATGGCACTCTCTTATCTGCTGTTGCTGTTGCTTATAATTATACTCAGGGACAAAGCGGCCTGCAACATAAGGCTGATGAGCATATGCGTAAATTATACCTTAGTGCGGGACCATATCACGGATTTGGAGCAATTCATGGACAGTGTAGTTTACTTACCGCTATTACTGCTTCTTTTGAACTTGGTTTAGTATTCGCTGATAATACTATGAACACTTATTTTGTACCGGACGGTGACGCCGCTTCAGCTGATAGAGGCGGAGCCCAAGCACATCCTCTTACAGCTGTACAATATAGAGGTGATAATGTTGGTAGTAATCCTAACACTAGAAGAAAAGTTGCATTAGGTTATCTCTAATCGTCAGTTATAATAACTAATTAATAGGAGTAGTAATCCTTTTATTCAATCTCTGGCTCGACAATAACCTGTCCTTCACTGTTTGTTAAGAAATTCTTAGGATCCTTCATATGTGCGTCTTGTCTCTCACCTAAGACCATCCAAGACACTTGTGCCGTTGAGTCTCCTACACAGCTTTTTACAGTAAGTACATTATCAGATACAGAGCCCTTTACTGGATCCCAATTAGTTTCATTAGTAGTAAATGCTCTCACGCACCGGTTTAAAGCAGCAAAAGTACCTTCTGTCATTCCAGCGCAGCTGTCAATATTAACCGTTGCTGCCCCGGCGGTAAGTTGAACGGTACCACTATAGATATTATCTGCTTGAGGTCCTTCTATAAACGAGTGCACTAATCTATGGGTATCCTTTTTAGATTCAAGAGGGTGATTAATGTTAAAAGACCCTGAGCTTTTCGAAAGTGTTCCGGTGGTAACATAATTAGAATTAACACAATTGCTGCAAACTGCTCCATATGGAACGCATACACCGTTACCACTATCGCCTGAGTATATCATATTTGTGGCACACATATTACCACTACCATCAAAGCAAGAATAACCATCAGTAACCTTGGGCCCACAAACGCAGCTGCCACCGTAAACTATACCGCTACCTGCGCAAATATTACCAGTACTACAAACATACGCACCACGTACGCATGATGTACCACAAACAACCTTAGAGTTAACAGTACCACAACAGGAAGTATAGTTACCACTAGCACTTATATTACCTACAACTGATAATTTTTCATCAGGAGCTGTTACGCCGAGCCCCAAATTACCATTCCCCATTATTACTGTTGGGTTTGTACCATAGTTATTAACACATACAAGTTTTGTTGTGGCAGCAACTGCACTACCAGCCGCGTGACCACCTATCTTACCTTGAATATTAATAGCAGGTGATGATGTGGTATCGGCTCTTAAACCACCCAGTAAATTTAAACCTATACAATTTGAGCAGTAATTATAACCAATTACGGTAGGGTCTAGCTTATTATTACCACTATTATTATTACCAATACCTACATAACTTGAAGCATCATCAGAAACTTGAAATTGTGCGATCAGTTCTGAAGTTGATGCTGTTGCAGGTGCAATAATATGAAGAGGGTAACCTGGTCTGTGTGTACCCATACCAACACTACCACCAAAGTAACTAGTGCCTGCTACCGCAGCTGCACTAAGACCACCTGTAGCGCTTACGTCTCCTACAATCGATAATTTAGCATCGGGAGTTGTATCACCAAGCCCCAAATTACCAGTAGAGTCAATCCGCATTCTTTCAGTAACAGATCCTCCGTCGGGTCTAGTAGAGAAATATAAATCTCCATAACTTGAGGAGCCTTTTCTTTCATGACCCATAGCTGCACCAAGACAATTTTCGGTGGATGTAATACCAAAACCTATACCAATGCTCTCATCGGTGTCGTTACCATCGTTATGTAAATGAAGGTGGTAATTACTTGCATCGCTAGGGCCTGTTTCAGCATTTCTAGTACTAAATACATCAAGTCGCCCAAAAGGACTGCTTGTCCCTATTCCTACATTACCAGCAGATTTAATCCGCATTCTTTCCGTTGGAGCGGAATCTGAATAAGCACCTCTTGTGCTAAAGAACAAATCACCACAATAATCAGCAGAATCTTTTTCTTCAGCACCAATATAAACCATCGGATAAGTACCTGTGTCCCAAGCATGAAGCCCTATAAGTGTCTTACCCTTAACACTGCCACCACCGCCGCACGCATTTCCTATCCTCACAGCCTCTGTATTATTTTCTTTTGTTCTTACTACCAGAGGAGCAAGACCGGCTCCATCTGCTGAGCCAGCCGCATTAATACCAACATTATCCTGAAGGTATATAAATCCACCCGTGGCACTAAGACCCCCATGAGCACTTACAGTACCAGCTACAGTAAGTTTTTCATTTGGTGCAGTTGTACCAATACCTACGTTACCATTGTCTTTGTCTATTAAAAAATAAGTACTACCACTATCTTCTGTTATTTCAAAATGCCCTGTATTAAAATTTCTCCCTATGTCCCAGTAAACTGCTGAAGACCCGCTAGCTAATCGCAATTGCTTGTTATTTCCACCATCACCTTGTAATTCTAAAATAGATCCTGGTCTATTTGTACCTATTCCAACATTACCACCAAAGTAACTTGTACCTGCTACTGCAGCTGCACTCAGACCTTTTGTAGCACTTATACTACCAACTACTGATAAGTCACCACCAATATCATGCCCATCAGAAGTAATAGTTCCTGTAACATCAACCCCGGTGCTTTGTGTTTTAAGCTTCTCGCTGGCGTCATAATATAACTGGACACATGAGTTGGCGCGAATTGCGACCCCGCCTTCCCCGCTCTTTCCTTGTAAGTAAATGTTACCATCTGGTTCTCTAATAATTAAATTACCACCCGTCCCACCTTGTATATATGATGCACCGTCTGCATTACATTTCCACATTGATAAATCCGAGTCATTTCCCAATGCTAAAACACAATCATCTCCTAAATGAAGTGATTCTGTTGGTCTATTAATACCGATACCAACATTATCAGAAAAATAAATATTACCTCCTGTTGCACTAAGACCATCATTAGCACTAAGCTTACCGGAAATGGTAAAATCTCCATT